ATAAGTTTCATATAGACTTTCTAGATAAGGTAGAGGAACTAGTACCAGTAAGTCTAATAGAACTATACTTTAAAGCAATAGAGCTCTCACTAGAGGCTCCATTTGATGAAGAGATAAATGAAGACTATCAAGTAGCTATAGAGTTATTTTGTAAAGGTCTTGGTTTTAAGTTTAATAAAGATGGTAAACTAATATATAAGGAGGTAGAGTAATATGGGTTTAGATATGTCTTTAGTAATTAAAAGAAAGGTAAGAAGAGGTAGACCTGCAGGAGGTATTCCTAACGATGTTTATAGTAGATTAGGAGAGCTATCATATAGAGAATACTATAATAAAGATGGTGAAATTCGTGGTTTCTCAGCTTATGTTGAAGGAGAAGGTTTTATTCCTAAGAAGATAGAAGATAAGACTATATCATATACTAAGGAAGTTTATGAAGTAGCTTACTGGAGAAAGGCTAATGAGATACATAAGTGGTTTGTAGATAATGTTCAAAATGGAGTTGACGATTGTAATAATTATAAAGTAACTCTAGAGGACTTATATAATCTAAATGAAGTTATCTCTAAAATATTAACTAAAGTAAGACTTAAGAATGGAATAGTAATTAATGGTTATAGCTTTAAGAAGAATATATTTGGTAAGACTGTAGAAGTACCTATTAAAGAGAAAGGTAAGGTAATAGCCAATCCTAAAATATGTAAGAAGCTATTACCAGTACAAGAAGGTTTCTTCTTTGGTAATCAACAATATAATGAGTACTATTATAATGATTTAGTATATACTAAAGAGAGACTAAGTAAGATATTTAGTATAGTTAAGAAGTATCATATTGAAGAATTAGATATGTATTATAATTCTAGTTGGTAGGAGGTAGTTTAGGTGTATAGAACAGGAGATATAGTTTGTATTAGTTATGGAGACTTTAATGGAGAAACTAGAGTAGGTATATTCTTAATAGTCTATAATGAGAAACAAGATAGACACTATACATCTAGTCACTCTAATATACTTTGTGCTAAGATAACTACTAATAGTTTTCAAGGAGATGGTTATACTGCTAGACTTAAGAAAGGTGAAGCTAACCTTCAAGAAGATTGTTTAGTAAGTCTTAGTAAACTTCATACGTTTACTAATGAAAGAGCATATAAATTAATAGGTAGGCTAGAGCCTTATAGAATGTCTCAGATTTTTAAAGAGTATCATAAGTTTAATCAAGAGATAGAGAACCAATTAATGGAGTTGTTTTAAGATGGAAAAAGAAATATATAGATGTTATGGTAGAAGTAAATTTGATAAAAGTAAATTTGTAAATATAGTAAATAGGTATGCTAGTAATAAACCTTATGGTGGTCTATGGGCAAGTCCTACTAAAGATAAAGATATAGACTGGTATGAGTGGTGTACTAGCGAGCACTTCAATACACATAAATTAAAAGAATATTTTGACTTTACATTAAAAGATAATGCTAATATATTAATAGTAAAAGATTTGAAAGATGTAGATAAGTTACCTAGGAAAATAGTTACTGACATAGATGAGATAATAACATTTGATACAATGAATACAAATATAGATTTTGAGAAGCTGACAGAAGAGTATGATGGTATTATGGTCTATATGTATAGGTCTAGAGATATAGATATTGAACGTATGATGTATGATGGAATGTATTATAGACTATATGGTTGGGATGTAGATACTTTACTAGTATTTAATCCTGATGTAGTAGAGGAGGTTTAGGTTAGTATGAATAAAGAAGAGATAATTGAAAGGCTAGAGATACTCAGTGTAAGAGAGAGACAATGTAGTCGTAATAGTAATTCTTTTGCTCTTAAGAGCTCTATTGAGTTAATCAATAAACTAGAAAAGGAAGTAGACGAATTAGAAAAGGAAGTGGACGCACTAGAATTGCTTGTAAGACGTTTAATGGGAATTGAAGTAAAACACAGTGTAACTGATAAAGGACTTCTGAAGTCTGATATATGGTTCGACGCATTAGAAAGAAGTGATAATAATGAATAAGTGTGCTGTATGTGGTAAAGAGACTAAAGACGATAGTCAATATGTAGAAGGTAAATGGTTTCATAACTCTTGTATATTAGAACTACAAGAGAAGTATGATATAAGCAATATGTCTAATGAAGATAAAATAAGAAATCTTGTTAATGAGATGAGGAAGCTATTACAAGATACTATACCTACTAAAGACGATGTAGTACCTGCAGAAGAAGACATGTCTAAGTGTAATATGGATAGTTTATATGATATTGATATATTTTTTAGTAGAAAGCCTGGTATGAGAAGAAGTGTCCAGCTTATATCTTGTGATAGTAGCAATAAAAGAGCTAGCTCGACATTATCAGCTATGACTGCTATATCTAGTCTGTTAGAGACTCTAGTAAGTAATAATGTACTTAGTGCTGAAGATATTATTTTGTTATTTACTACTTATTTAGAATTCCATAAAGATATAGATGTATTTAATGAGTTATATAAGAAGATAAAAGGTTAACTCTAAAGAACGTTATTTTAAATCTAATATAAATTATTAAGGAAGTTATAAACGTCATCCAGAATGTCTCTGGTGACTTCTAGGAGCTTAATATTAGTTAAGTTCCTTTTTTTATATATTAAAATAGAGGTGAATACATCAATGAATATAAGTAAAGAGATACTAAATGAGATAGACCATACAATAAGACGTGGTTATAGACGAGATGTTAATGCACAACTAGATAAGATAGTTGAACTAATAGATAAGATAAATGAAACTAAAGGAGTAGAGATAGTATTTGATAACTCAGTAAATAATAGATATACTTTAGTATTAAATGGAAAAGTTTATGAGTTTAATTTATATAGAGATATAATTAATGCGCTAACATTAATACTAGAGATTTAATTTAAAAATTATTAAGGAGCAATGTTTATGGAAGAGACTAGTAGAAGTGAATTAGAAACAATATTTGATGAAATAACGGATTTTAGAGGTGTTGGTAAAGAAGCTAAGCTATTAAGAGAGGTAGTACCTATAGAAACATGGTTAAATGAAGAATTCTATTCAGGACCATCAGCTAGACAGCTCTATCCATATTGGAAGCAAGCGATAATAGATGTATTTAGTAGTAAAGAGAGAATTAATGAGGTTATAATAACTGGTTCAATAGGTACAGGAAAGAGTACAGTAGCATTATATATGATAGCATATAAGTTATATGAGCTATCATGTTACTATCCACCTCAAGCATTATTTAACTTAATGAATAACTCTAAGATACTATTTGCTTATTTTAATATAACTAAAGATTTAGCATCTCAAGTAGGTTTCTCTCAATTAAGAGACTTAATAGATACAATACCTTATTTCCAAAATATATTTAAGAGGAATGAGAAGATAAACTCTATGCTAGAGTGGCCTCAGTCTCGTATCTATATGAAGTCAGCTTCAAGTTCTAATGATGTATTAGGTATGAACTTAATCTCATTCTTTGTAGACGAAGCTAACTTCTTTAAAGGAGATGGAGTTCAGACTAGAGGAACATCAGTTAATGATGTTCAATCTAAAGCAAGAGAGTTATATAACTCAGTTAGAGCGAGAGGTAAATCTCGTTTCGTAGTTAATAATCAAGATTTTACATTTAATGTTCTTGTTTCATCTAGTATGTATGAGAGTTCATTTACTGAAGAGAGAATAAAAGCAACTAAAGGAGAGAAGAATGTAAAAGTATTTGATGCTAAGATATGGGAAGTTAAGAATATAGATACATATTCTAAAGAGAGGTTTGTAGTATTCTCTGGAAATGAATTGATAGACCCTGTGATATGTAATAGTGTAGCTGATATAAATTATATACGAGTACATTATCGTTTACCAGAAGTCAAATGTGATAATCCTAGAGATGCGATAAAAGATATAGAAGAATATGATATAAGAAGAAGGTTTATAGAAGTACCAGAGAACTTTAGAAAAGAATTTGAAGGTAATATAATACAAGCATTGCAAGATATAGCTGGTGTACCAGTAGCAGCAACAGGTAAACTATTCTCTAATAGAGATAGTTATTCTAGAGCTTTAACTGATGAAGAAAGTCCATTTATACAAGACCAGATAGTAATATCAACTAATGCTAATACAACAATCCAAGATTACTTTAGAAAAGACTGGAGACCTCAGTATACTAATAAGAAGAGGTTCTTACACTTTGACCAGTCAACATCAGGAGATAGTTATGGAGCAGCTCAGTGCTATATAGATAGTATAACTTATGATGAGTTTGGTCTACCTAAAGTAAATGTAAAGTTTGACTGGATGATAAGAATAAATCCACCAAAGCCTCCTCATAAAATAGACTTAGCTAAAGTAAGAAGTATAATACCTTGGCAAGAGAAGGTCTTTGGTATATCTTATGGAAAGATAACATACGATACCTTTCAATCAGCAGAAGCAGTTCAAGACTTATCTAAATCTGGTTATAATGTAGAGTTTAGGTCTGTAGATAGGTCAGATAAAGAATATCTAGACCTAACAGAATTGTACTATCAAGGAAGAATACACCACTATAGAAATGAGTGGTATGAGAAGGAGCTATTCGGTCTAAACTGGTATAGAGCTCAAGGTAAAGTTGACCATATCGATAAGAAGGATGGTGGAAGTAAGGACCTGTCTGATGCTGTATGTGGTAGTGTAGCTAATGCTTTAGAGTACCCAGCTGTAGAAGAGACTCAAAGAGAGAATGATATAGACTATTTTGTTAATGATAAGTACGATAGAAGTAGTTATTATGATGATAGAGAAGAGTTACTAAATGGCTTTGGAAATATATATTAAAAGTGTATACTTTATGTAAAGTTTAGAAGCTAGTTTACATTTAGCTCAAAAAATTTTTTAAAAAATTTTTCTGGAGACTTTTTGTCTTCACAAAGTATTGCACTGCAACAAGTTACTTTTAAAAAATAGTGTAAAGTTGGTTTACACTTTAAGAGTGTAAATTTAAGTAAATGTCAAAAAGTGGTATAATATATTCGTTTTATATAAGTTCTTTGAAATTTAGAAAAGGAGATGTGGTAGAATGGTATACCAATTAAAGAACGTAAATCCTAAAGGAAAGAAAGTAGGAGATTGTGTTATTAGAGCAATTGCTGAAGGATTAAACTTAAGCTGGTATAAGGTATATGATGACCTTGTAGAGCTAGGACGCAAGAAGTGTGCGCCACCTAATGATAAAGTTGTCTTTAGACAATACTTAAAGAATAAAGGTTTAGTTCAACAAAAGCAAGAGAGACATAGTGATAATACTAAGTATACTGTAGGAGAGCTTATAGATAAGTATAGTGATAAGACTTTAATAATAAGTTGTGCTCATCATTTAACAGTAGCAGTTAAAGGAACTCTATATGATTTATGGAATTGTAGTGATAAGATTGCAGGAGTTTACTGGATTGTGCCTGACTCTATAAGTATAACTTTAGAAGAGTTTAATAAAAACTTAGTACCTATACTAGATAACATGTTATCTAAGCTTTAGTAAAAGAGACTATAATAAGGTCTCTTTTTTATATATTATTTTAGATGTTATGAAAATAAAGGAGGAAATACTTATGGCAATTTTTAATAGAAAAGCAAAGCAACCTTTAAATGAAGGTAGAAGTAATATGCAAGCTCAAAACTATGAGATAGCTGGTCTTGAGTCATATAACTTTATTAGAGGTCTAAGACTAATAGCATCTGATACATATAATACAGACTATATACTTGATAGAATGATGGATGATGCGATAATTTCAGCTGCAGTAGATATGTATATTGATGACGCATTACAAGTTGACCCACAAAAGCAAGAGATATTCTGGGTAGATGTTGATAGTACTGATGATAGGTTTGAGAAAGACTTAGCTAAAGGTTTAACTGATGAGTTAAATAGATTTTTAAAGTCAGACCTTAGAATGGACAAAGAGTTAAGAGAGATTATAAGAAGAACTATAATCTATGGACAATGTCCTGTAAGGTTAGATTTTATAGATAAATTAGAAGATGATAGATTAGCTCTATTAGATAAGAATAAACCTACATTCGAGTCTATATCTAAACCTATATTTGATAATATCTTATCAGCTAATAGTACTGAAGATATGACTAGAGAGTTTACTGAGTTAAATGAAGATACTATTAAATCATTAGATTTTGATAATATGACTGATTTAAACACAAAGAATAGAATAGTATCATATCTAACTGAAGCCTTAGATAAACCTAAAGGTAAGAGAGCTTTAAAAGAGCAAGTATTAAATGAAGATATACTTAATAAAACATCTAAAGAAGACGTCAGACGTTTACTTAGAGGACGTTGGTATTCTGAATGTATAAGTTCAGGAACTAATATTTGGGAGCTTACAGCTAAAGGAAAGACTGTAGCTTATATGGATGTAAGAAAGCCTAATTACTTTATAAGTCCTAAGAATGTAGTAAACTTCGCTAATCAAACAGGTAAGTATCATATTAATTTTGAGGTCGGACCTTATAATGATAGTGTAACTAATAAAGACTTCTTTGTATTAAGAAGAGGACAAAGTTATCTTGATAATGCTATAGTTGCATGGCAAATACTTTCAGCATTAGAAGATATATTAATGTTAACACGTATGACACGTTCTACATTATATAGAATATTCTCTGTTGAAGTTGGTAATAAAGGAGATACTGAGACAAGAAGAATACTTAATGAACTAAAGAATAGAATAAAATCAGATGAGACTATTAACGTTAAAGAAAAGATATATAATTCTGAGATGAGACAAGTACCATTAGGAGATAGTATCTTTATACCAACAAGAAATGGTATTGGAAATATAGATATAAAAGTTGTTGGTGGAGATGTTAATCTTAAAGATGCTATAGACTTAGATTATTTTAAAGATAAACTATTTGCAGCATTAAGAATACCTAAAGCATTCTTAGGTTTCTCTGAAGATAGTGGTGGTTTAATAAATACATCACTAACAAGAATGGACATAAGATATGCAAGAACAATTAAAGGTATACAAAATATTGCATCTGAAGGTTTAAAAGATTTATGTCTAAAGTATCTAGAGTTTACTAGACCTGAGAGTGTATTAAGAGAACTACCTGATTTTAAGATTGTCTTTACATCAATAAATACTGAAGAAGACAGTCAAAGATGTGAGACTAAACAAACTCAAATAGATACATTATCTAAAACACTAGAAGCATTTGAAGCATTAGGAATAAGTGTAGCTAATACTCCTAGTTTAAGAAATGAGCTTATAAGAGAGTGGTTAGGTTCAGACTATCTTGATATTATAGAAGATGCTGAAGCTCATGGAAAGTTATCAACTACTAATGGAGATAGTGATGACTTTAGTGGTAGTCCTAGTCTTGGAGGTCCAGACCTTGGTGGTCTAGATAGTGGAGGACCAGACTTAGAGAACTTTGAAAGTGATATTGAAGATGACGAAGATAATCTAGATACTGAAGAAATAGGAGCTGGAGATGAAGATTTTGAGGCTTCTGATACTAATGAAGCTCCATCTGGTTTAACTAGAGAGTTAAGCTAATAGAAAGGAAAGATAATATTATGAAAAGTATAACTAAATCATTATTAGAAAGTTTAGAAATAGAAGATGCTGCTCTTTATGGAGAAGATATAGAAGGAAAAACATTATATGACTTTATGATGGAATATTGTGATGGAGATATAGATGAAGATGTATCTGATACTGACATAGATATGGAAGTAGCATTCAGTTATTGTATGAGATTTAATGAAGATACATATTATGATAAATTTATGCTTACTATGGCAAAGAGAACTAAGATTACTAAAGTTTCATACTATAGAAATCATATAATGTGTCTAGTTTGTAATTTTAGTGAGGTA